CCTGCACCCGTTCCTGCTTTGTCGTCGGCAGCGAGCGCAGCTTGCGGTGGGGTCAGCTCTTGCTTTTGCCGGCCTTCACCTGTGACGGTTTCGGCATCCCGCGCCCCTTCGCTTTCATCGGAAAGGGGGTCTTGGAAGCTGAGTCCTGTGATTTCTTTTGCAGGAACTGCGGGGGGAGCGCCATCTTGCTTCTCCTTCGTGGGTTGAGTAACAGCTTCACTGATGGGTGTCCCCGTCAGCTCTTGGTACAACGCGCCAACCTGCTGCATGTACTTCGCGTCACGGCTCACCCCGCCCTGCTGGTGCCACAGATCGCGCAGCGCCTCGGGGAGATGTTGCGGCGAGACCGTGCTCAGCGAGTTGCGCAGCCCAGTCGGCATCGTGGGCAGCGCCTGTGCCAGCGCCTGCACCCGTTCCTGCTTGGTAGGTACGTAGGAGCCACGGCTGGGAGCTTCTTCGACGGCTAGGGGTGACGACCGTAGCAACCCCAGCGCCTGCGCGGTGCCTTGCGCCGGGCGTTCCTCGTTGCGTGCGGCTTCGAGGCGGGCCGTCACCTCGGCTTGGGTCATGCCCGGCGCAGCCCTCCGGGGCACTGCCTCGAAGTCCAGCGTACCTTGGCGGGGGTCGGCCGGCGTGGGGAAGTCCAGTCCCGGCTCCACACCCTCGGCGGCCCCACCCTGACGCGGCGACGGCTCCAGCCGGAAGTTTTGCGGGTTGAACGGCGACGCCGCGCCCTGCACGGTGCGCATCCCGCTCGCCTGCTGAAAGTCGAGATCGAGCCGCCCCTGCCCAGTGTCCAGCGGCATGCGCGTTGTCTGCCCAGTACCTTCAGCTTCGGCTGCGGCCTGATCGGCGTAACCACGCAGGTAGACATCGTAGGCCGCGCTCACGTTGCCGGGAGTGGCCTGCTTCTTCTTTCCGAAGTTGAGCACGCCCTGCTTGGCGTACTGGGCCTTGAACTCATCGAAGCCGAGCGCGCCTGCTGGCGGGGAGCGGCGCAAATCCGCAGCGGCGGCGCGCTGCTCCGCGTCCGCATTGGCCTGCACCATCTCCATCCCACGTTGCGTGTCTGCGGTCTCCTGCTCGACCTTGGCCAGCCGCGCCTGCTCCGCAGCGTACTCGGGCGCGCGAGCCTGCGTCTGCTCATCGAACCACTTCGCACCAGCCAGTCGGTCAATTCGGTAGAGTGAGAACTGCTCCTTGCCCACCAGCGGCTCGACGGTCGGCGCGAGCGTGCGCAACGCCTCGTCTGTCTCCATGACGGACGCGTCGGGCTTCTCGACGGTCGCCAGCGCACGTTGATTGGTGCGTTGCCGCGTGTGCACTCCAACCGCCGCGAGCGGTCCCAGCATGAGCGTCATCGCCAGCGTCGGGCCGATGGCCGCCGACGCGGCCTTGTACGGATCTTCGGTAGCGATGCCGGCGTTCCGCTCGACTATCGCCTGTCCGAAGTTCTGCGTCATCTCCGTGCCCACCTCAACCGGCGCGGTTTTGGCGAAGTCCACGGCGAGCTGCTTCAGGAACTTCGGGTTGCGAACCTGCTGCAACGCCTCGTCCATCGCGTACTTGCGGCCAAGCACGCGGGTGCCTGTGCGCAGCGCGCCAGTGATGAACGCACCACCTGCCGCCGTGCCGACTGTTTCACCAAGACCCTCGATGAGCGCCGTTTTCGAGGCGGCCGACTTCGCAGCCTCCTCGGTTAACCCGGCTTTGATTCCTCGTTCGTAGGTGTCTTGGTACTTCGATCCACCGTACACCAGTCCGCCCAGCGCACCGGCCACGCCCAGTCCGACCGCAGCAGGCGCTCCAGCCACCGCCAACGCCGGAAGGGCCGCCAGCGGCGCGAGACTCGGGGCAAGCATGGAGCCGCCTTCAGCAAACGCATTGACCACGGCTCCATGTGCGCCCTCGTTCAGATCCTGTGCGTACTGCGGCTCGCGCGCCCCCGCGCGCTTGACGATGCCACGGCCGACATCGTAGAGAGCGTCGCCGGGCTTGCCTGTCGATTCGAGCGCCTGCCCCACCATGCGCGGCAGCTCGACCATCGCACCACGCTTCACCCCGGTGGCGATCTCGCTCAGTGCACCACGCGGCTTCTCCGCGAGCTGCACCTGCGCGCGATCCATTGCGATCCGCCGGTTAACCTCGTCGCGTTGGTCCGCCGTCAGCCCTTCGTACGGGTCCGTCTCCTCGACCGTGGGAACGGGCGGGGGCGGGTACTTGGGAATGTTGACGAAGCGGTCGATGCTCGGCAGGACGAAATCAGCCATTGCGGTTTACCGTCCTGCGCGAACGTCGTCGGCGTGCTTCTTGATGTCAGCCGCTGAGGGCATGCCCGGCCGCATGTTCTCCAGATCCTGCTGCGAGTAGTACGACGGCTTCCCATCAGCCCCGATGGAGAACACCCCGCCGGGGATCTGCTGCACCGCCGGGTTGCGCGGCGTGGGCGGGAAGCGGCCTGCCGTCCACAGCTCTTGCGCCTCGCTGCGCTTGCCCTGCTCGTAGAGTCGGTTGCCCCACTCGTCGCGCTTCATCTGCGGCAGGAACCGCGCGAGATCGAACTCGTCACGATTCGCAGCCGACTTCGCCGCAGTATCGTAGCCGTACTTGTGCATGGCGTTCGTCTCGCGCACGTCCTGCCGCCGCGCGCCGATGTTCATCTCAGCGAGCGGGAACTCGTTTTCCGCCCGCATCACCGACGCGTCGGCCATGCGCGCGTTTGACCCCGCGTTCATTACGGCTGCGGCACCGGAAAGCGTCAGCGCATGACTCTTACGCGCTTGCCGCCTGCGGTACATATCGACAATGCTGTTACCGCCGGCTTTGGACGACTCAGCCAAGCCGGTTAAGGCTTCGCTGATTTCGGGGGGTATGAGTCCACCACCACCGACGTTGCGGCGTCCCGGCACCAGCCCCTCGAACCCACCACCGGGCATCGTGCCGTCCGCGTTCGGGCGAGTGCTGCCAGTACGCGCGCTCCCCGGAGAGACGTAGAACCCACCGCCACCCCCACCACCCTCAGCAAGCCGGGAGTCCCACGCCGACTGCGGGTTCAGCAACGACAGATCGCCGGGCTTCACGCCGGCCAAGAACCCAGCCACGGACGGCAGAGCGTTGCTCGGACCGCGCGCGTTGTCGATGCTGTCCAGTCCTTCGACGCCTTGATTGCTGTACGTGTTACCGCGCCGCGAGATGCCGTTGCCGACGTTCGTCACCGCACCACGCGAAGCCGCCGTGGTTGAGGGCGGGGGCAACACATCCCACTGGCCGTTGGCCGCGCCGCCAGTGCCTGCTGCGTTCTTTGCAACAGTCACTGCATTGGTCGTTGCCGGCGGCTCGCCCATCACCCCACTCGTGAAGCTGCTCAGCGTGGGCAGGGTGGCTTCGAGCACGTTCGTGATGCCCGTGCGCGTGGCATCGAGCGGAGAACGCACAGCCTGCCCAACCTCGTAGGCTGATAGCTTCTTCGACGGCTCGCGCTTCAGCGGACGACCGGAGAAATCCCCTGACTTACCGGGGATGCCAAACATCGAGCGGAACTTGGAATAATCAGGCTCGGCCATGTCAGTTGTCCCATGCGAAGCCGTTCTGCCCGAATTGCCAACCCATCGGGGCGAACAGCTTGCGGCGCATGTCCTTCAGCACTTCCTGCACCGCATCGTTGAATCGGTTCTCGTGCTTCGAGGCAGCGTCGGCGTGACCGTCCACGTCCGAGTTGCGCAGCGCGAGGTATGCCGCCCACTCCAGCGTGTCGAGCTGGTACTCCTCGGGGATCTCGAACTCCGCTTCGATGTCGTCCAGCGTCAACGGCACCAGCGGCTTGCGCGCGACGCGCAAGTGGATGATCTTCCCTTCTTCCGTAGCAGTCGGCGCAGGCCACACCCGCAACGTCACCCCGCCGGGTGTGTCCACACTGGTTGTCTCGTCCGTGGCGAACGCCAGCGGGCGTCCCGGCGGGTACGCAGCGACATTCGGGTCGAACCACTCCGTGTCCGCAACCCGTGACGCTGCGATCAGCGAGTGCCCGACACGACGAAGATCGTACGCGTCGGTGTCGTAGCGCGCTGACACAACCGCCAAGATTGAGCCGTGGAGATCGTACGTGGAAACGCCAGCAGTCAAGGTGACTTCAACCACCTGTGGTGTGCTGGCGTCCCGCAGTGCGAGCGTCCTGCGCGCCCAACGGTTCTGCGCGCTGTCGATGTACCGGACTAGGGTCTCATCCGACCACAGCCTGTCATCCGGACCTGATGCGATCTCCGCATCGTCTCGCAGTACGTTCCCCCGAAGCTCGTTCAACCCCGCTTCGAGGTTCATGGCTTACACCGCCGCGAGCTGGACGATGCGGTACGGGAACCGCAGCTTCTTCCGGTAGCCGACGATCTGCTTCGTCGTGGGGTCGATCTGCGGCTGGTCCTGCACCGCGTTGTCGAGCACCCCGATGACTTCCTTCGGCACGTCCGCCGGCTCGCCGGGACGCAGCATGTACGCGCGCCCGTTGACCTGAATGAACTGGCCGGTCGGCGGGATGTTGTCGTTTTCTTCAAGAATGATCGTCACCCGATCCGACGCCTCTTTCGCGCGCGACTTCAGGGGGTTGACTTCTTCGTCGCTGGCGAACAGCTCGCCGATGTTGTTTCGCTTGGCCATGTCATTCCTCGGTAACAGCGCGGTTGAAATTCGTCTCCATGTCATCCTCGACGGGTGACAGGGAGTTAAGGTGCGTCGTCACGAACGCCGCAGCTTCGGCGGCAGTGGCAAACGCATACTCCTTCCACGGATCGACGTACGGCGACTTCGGATTCTTGTTCTTCTTCTGCCGCTCCGCGTCGGGAATCTCGACCGTGTAGCCATTGGTCAGCTTCTCGATCCTGCAAACTGTGTCGCTCATGGTGCATCCCCCCGGTGAAGTGCGGGGGGCCGAAGCCCCCCACACTCATGCGTCAACCCGGCTGGGTTAGCCGAGCGCGACCCAGTACCCGGTCTTGCTGGCCGGAACCAGATCGGCGTGCACCGTGAAGCCGCCGTCCGCGAAGGTGATGCCGCCGCTCGTCTCCAGCGTACGGGTGCCAGCCGCCGCCGTCTCGATGGCGCTGTCCGCCGCCATGCCGTCGTACCACTCGTCGGTGATCCGATCCGTGGCGTTGACGAACTGGACGGAGCGCGGCGTGAAGCCGATGGCGAAGGCCATTGCAACCGCGTCGCCGGCATCGGCAACCCACTTGCCGGTGGCGATGTTGCAGATGCTGCCTGCGTGCTTCTGCGTGTTGGTGGTGAGAGTGCGATTGGGCATGATGCCTCCTTAGACAGCGACAGTGGTGAGCGCGGCCGGATCGAGCGTGGCAGCGAAGTTCGTGGCGTAGTTCGCGTCGGTCACACCCGCGTCGGCGTTGAGCTTGGCGGTGAGCACGTCGAGCTTCGCGTTCATCGCCACGACGGCGGCGCGGAGCGCGGTCAAGTCCACGACGACGCTGTTCTGCAGCACGTCGTTGGCGGTGTCGGCAGCGGTTCCCACACCCGCTGCCGAGTACGACTCCAGCACCTTCTTGACCTCCGGGTCAAGAAGGGCGGATTGGATTCCGGGGGTAGTCATGTCAACCCTCCCGGTTACGCCGTGACCGCGACTTCAGCCCGGCAGAGGAACGCGTCCTGCAGGATGACGGCGGACTGCCACGCCTTCCAGCCAACGGTGCCACGTTGCGCGAGCGGATCGCCGGCAGCCGGCTTCGGGTTCACGACCATCGGCGTCAGCGAATCCTTGCCCTTCAGCGGAACGATGCCGAAGGCGTCGCGGGCGACGTAGATGATCGGGTACACGTCAGCCTTCGTCCCGGTGGTTGACCGCATCGTCAGCTTGTCGCCGCCGCCGTCCGTCCACGGAGCGAAGATCGTGCTGGTCAGGTAGCGCACGCGCTCGACCGCACCGATCTCGTTCTCGTACGGAGTCGTGGTGCCGTACTGCTTCGGGTTGATGTAGCCCGCCATGCCCCGGATGTCCGTTTCCAGATCGGGATGGCAGAGGCCGATGATCGCGCCTTCGACCGGCTCGGTCCGGTAGTCCGGAGTGGACTTGACGACGCTCGTCACCATCTTGGCGTTCTGGCGCAGCATCGCCGACGTGACCTTGCGTTGCAGCGCCAGCGTGATCGTGGTGTTCACGTCGGTGCGCACCGAGCCATTGGCGTACTGGACGTTGGTCCCCGCCTTCAGGATGTTGAAGCGGATCGTCTCGATAGTCATCGCCGCTTGCTCGGCCATGATCGCCGTCGCTTCGCGGAGAATCGGATCTTCGTGCGTGTCCATCACCACGTCGGTGATCGTCACGTAGTCGCCGTACTGGTTGAGTTGGACGGTGTAGTCCTGCGACGCGAGCCGATTGCCAGCGGGCGTCACACCCTCGACCAGCGGCGTCAGCGCCAGCGGCGTGTAGAACGCCTGCGCCGGGTTGCCGCTACCAGCGGAGCCGGTGGCACCCTGCAGGAAGTACCGGCGGAACTTCGCCGTCTTGGTGTTGTTCGTCGGGATCGGGTAGTTCTGCCCGAACTTCTCGATCACCATGTACGGCATCGCCCGCGTGAGCAGATCCTTGATGACGTACGCTGCGGTACGCGGCGAGATGTCGCCGTAGTTGACCACGTTTGCCATGATGTTTCCTCGTAGGTTGAGTCGTTACTTGCCGCCCACCGCTTCGTCCCACGCCGAATCGAAATCATCCGGGTCGGCTGATGCAGGTGTAGCTGCGGTTCGTTTGGAATCGACCACTCCGAGCGCCTTGGCCGCTTTCATGGCTGTCGCTGGTAGCTGGGTAACGCTTGCTGCAGGGGTTGCCGCAGGTGCCGCGCCCGCAACTACCTTGGGCTTGTCGAGACCTTTGGCCTTCTTGTACTCGGTAATGAGTTCGATCACATCGGACGGGTCGCCATCGGAGATCACCTCCAGCGCGACGCGCTTGCGCATTCCGGTCAGCCCGTCCGCCCACGCGACCACGCCGTCGTACATCGCGTTGTCGTAGTCCTTGTGCGCACCGCGAATCTCCGCGAGCGCCGTCGTGTCGGCGACTGTCTCGGCCGCATCGACGCTGCGCGTGATGAGCGGGCCGTACACTCGCGCGATCTCGCTGAACACATGACCGACGAGCTGCTGATACTCGGCGCGGCGACGCAGCGCCTCACCCCGTGTGACATCGGGCCAGTCCTTCTCGTACTGCGTGAGGAAGGTCTGCTCATCGGTGGTGTAGGCCGGCGGCGGTGCGGCGTCGGCCGGCGGCGTCTCGACCGGCGGCTTCGCCTCTGCGGCCGGCGGCTGCTGCTTCAGCACCTGCGCTTCCAGCGCCTCGAAGCGCGCCTTCCAGTCCACCTCCTCGGCTGAGGCCGGTGCCTCTGTCGCCGGGGTCTCGGCCGGCGGCGTTTCGGCCGGCGGCTGCTCGGCAGCGGGGGGCGTACCTTCCGGCGGCTTCTCGGCGGCCGGCGCACCTTCCGGCGGCTTCTCGGCGGCCGGCGGGGTTTCACCCGGCGG